CTGGAACTCGCCGCCGTTGTTGTAGGATGTCCGGATCTTGAGCGTCGTTGTGTCAACGCCGCCGTCGTTGACGACTCGGAGGCGCGCATACGGCTGGGCAACGCCGAGGCGGATCGGGAGGGCGCCCGTCGTCGCCGCGCGGTAGCTGCGGGGGATCGATTTCTCGGTGGTGGAGCCCTCATCCCAGGACGTGTCGACGTAGATCGTGAGCCCTACGGTCGAGGGCTCCGCTGTGATAACGATGTTGATCTCGCCGTAGCCCTCGACGCTTTCCCAGGTGCCAGTGAATGTGCTCCCGTTGGTGAGGTTGTCGGTGCTCCCGTTGGCGGTGGAAGTGCGCCACGTGGCGTTTCGAGTCGCGCCCGCGATCTGGCTCGGGGAGATGTCCGAGCGCATTAGAGCCGCCCCGCGCCGCGGTGGCGCTCGTAGACGCCTGCGGTGAGCGTGCCGGCGGTGATGTGCAGGGCGACGCGGGCGCCCGTCGCGGCCTGCGCGAGCACCAGGCCGTCGTCGGCGACGGTGAAGGTCTTACCGAGCCTCCATGACACGCCGTCGTAGTAGTAGAAGGCGCCGGCGGTGGCGCCGGTGATGTGCCAGTAGATCAGCTCATCGGCGGCGGTGACCTCGATGCCGTGGCTGCTGGTGCTCGGGGCGCTGCCGAAGGCGGTGACCTGCCCGGCGGTGAGGGCTTCGCGGTGGGTACGCATGGGGGACTCCTCAGCCCTGGGGGCTGGTGGACGAATTGGGGAGGAGGCAGACGTCGACCACCGGGCCGCGGGTCCAGTCCGGCGCCTGACGCACGACCATGCCGGTGCGCTGGAACAGACTGCCGCCGGCGTCGCGGCTGTAGAGCCGGGGCAGCGTCACGGTGACGATGGTGCCGGGCGTGAGCCGGTGATGGATCAGGCCCGCCATGGGGATGGTGAACCGCTCAGGGACCGTCACGAACCACGGGTAGATCCGGTCGGCACACTCGCTGCAGACGTTGCTCGTCAGGTGCCACGCATGGCTCAGGGTCCGCGGGTACAGGCTGCCCGGGTAGGCGGGTGCGGTCGCGATGTTGGCGCTGCCGCCGGCCTGCTCGGTGGCAGTGAGGGTCCCACCGGCGTTGGTGGGGCCGTTGACGACGACGGTGGACTGCTCGTGGGGCACCTGGGCGTCCCAGGCCTCCCAGCCCAGCGGCCGGGTGCTGTCGACGTTCTCAGGGGTGATCGTCCAGAACGGCCCGGTGCCCGCCTCGCGGGGGTTCTGCGCCGCCCGGATGGCCACCTGCCCCTCGTGGATGACCATGAACAGGCCCGCCTCGGCGAGCAGGGAGCGCACCTGCGCGAAGCCGGACACCATCGGCGTCGCGACGATGAGGCTCCACTCGTACGTGCTCGAGGGGAAATTGACCTTGGCGCGGTGCCGGCTGATCTCGATGTGGTCGATCAGCATATCGGGCAGGGCGAGCCCCCACGCCTCGGGCAGCACGTCGTAGGTGCCGTTGGTGCCGTTGCCCGTCGAGGTGAAGATCTGACGCACCAGGTCGAGCGGGTGCCCACGGAGCAGCGCCAGGAAGGTCACGGTACTACCGCTGGCCGCATCGACGCGCACGGTGCCGTACCGATCGGCCCCGGGGGTGTCGATCGTCATGCTGCTGGCGCCCTTCGAGGAGCCCACGAGGTAGAAGGGGGCGCCGCCGCCCGAGGGCGTCACCAGCACGAGGTAAGAGCCCCCCGTGGGGCGGTCGAGCGCCGCGGTGGAGGCGAGGCTGATTGTGGTGTCGGGGGTGACCGAGTCGTAGTCCGCTGTGAGCGTGGTGGTCTCGCCCACGGGGAGCCCGCCGCCGAACAACTGCGGGTCCGAGGTGGTCCGGTCGAAGCGCGTGGGCAGGCTGAACAGGTCCGCGCAGCTCACCCGGTAGCGGTTGCCCGGCAGGTTGCTCGCGCTGATGTTGGTGATCCGCCCAACGGCGATCCGCTCGAAGGCGCTGTAGTCCCAGCCCGAGCGCCCCATCTTCAGCGAGACGGGCGAGCCCCGGCGCGCTGTCTCCATGAGGCCCTCGATGTCGTCGGTGATCACGTCGATGCTGAACGCGCCGACGGTGGGCTCCCAGGTCTGCGGGTTGACGGTCTGCGCCTGGAAGCTGGGCGACTCCGCGCTTAGGATCTCCTCAGCGACCGTGCCCGATCCACCCGGTCCGCCGGCGATCGTCTCGATCTCCAGCAGGTAGCGCGGATACAGCGTCTCGCCGCTGTCCAGCCACGTCGTAAAGGCGCCGCTCCACGTCATCAGCGACCCCCAAAGCGGGTCATATCTGTGCGGTCGTTGCCGGGGATGCTCTCCAGGTCCAGGGAGCTGCCCTGTGTGGTGCCTCCGAACTCCTGCCCGCCAGCCGCGGCGCCCTCGCCCAGGGTGTCCACGCGCCCGGTGTCCAGCTCCAGCGTCAGGTCGAGCGTGAAGTGTCGCCCACGCTCGACGGTGAGCAGCTTCTGACTCCGGAACTCAGGCGGAAGAACCATCACCGGCCAGAAGTCGCGGGTGTGCACCAGCGTCGGAGCGATCGTCTCGATGCTCACGTCCGCGCCGAGGGTGACGCGCTGCGAGCCCGCGACCCAGGAGGTGACCTTCATCAACTCCCGGCGGCGCTCGGGGTAGCCGCCCTGAATCCAGACCTCGTCACCTGCGGCCGGCGCCGGCGAGGACTCGAAGGCCCCGCCGAACATGTCGCCGTGGGTGTCGATGTACGTGTCGCCCTGGTTCACCGGCCCCTGCGCGAACGCGGCCCAGGCCTTGTCGGTGTCCATGGTGAAGGCGCACACCCCACCCCGCCGGAGGTGGTCGATGAACCCCCGGAGCTGGCGCTCCACCAGGGCGCCGGTGTCGGTGTACCGCTTCAGGCGCCGGAAGTAGATCCGCACCCTCGGCGCGCTGCGCTGCACCACCGTGTAGTCGCGGCCGGTCTGCGAGGTGCCCCCGTCGCTGATGATGACGGGGTCGTCGTCGAAGTCGGTGACGTTGCTGGTGAGTGCGCTGAAGCTGATCGTCTTCAGCACGCCGCCGGCGAGGGGGTAGTAGTAGAAGCGGGGGGCGCCCATCAAGTGCTCCTGGGGCGCGTGCCGTTGGGGCCCTGCTCGATGTCGATACGGTCGATCAGGGCTCCGAGGTCGCCGCCGAGGATGACGCGGACCTCACCGCCGCCCGGCCCGGCCTGCAGCGGCGCCCGGGGGCGGGTGATGCTGCTGGAGGTGCGCCCGCGGCTTCCGGAGCTGGCCAGTGACAGAGCGTCCGAGGGTGAGCTGCCGAAGGAGTTGCCGGCGCCCACCGCGAGGCTCGCGATCTGCCCTGCACTCGCCAGGCGCTCACCAAAGGACTGGTCACTGTCACCGCCTGGGAGGAGGGTGTTAGCGAGCCCGGTGATGAGGGCGGCGAAGATCTGCGGGCTGGCCGAGATGAGCGCAGGAATCAACTCGGTGACGATGGACACCGCGAACTCGGGGATCACCGTGCTCAGGATCTCCGGGAGGGCTTCGAGGCCACCCTTCACCGCCTCGGTGAAGGTGTCGAGCATGTCCTCCACGCCGCCGGCGCCGAGGGCGCCCACATTGGCGACGCCGCCGAGCAGGCCGCCGCCGGGGATCAGGGAGAGCAGGGGGTTGACGTTGCCGGTGGCGAGCCCGCCGAGGGCGCCAGCGCCGGCCTGGACGTTGCCTGCGGCGTTGGGGTTGTCGTGCTGGAAGCGCGCAGCACGGGCCCCGAGCATATCCATGCGCGAGAAGTCGCCGAAGTCGAGCAATGCGCTGAGCCCGGAGAAGCCGCCGGCGACGCTGCTGCCGGTGATGGCGCCGGGGTTGGTAAGCTTGTTCAAGAAGCCGCCGTCTGTCCATCCGTCGCCGCCTGATCCGCCGCCGCGATATCCGCCACCGCCGCCACCGCCCGAGCCGCCGCCCGTCGTTGAGCCGCGCAGGGCATCAAGGGCTTCAAGCTGCTTTTCGGTCGCTTCGGTCGCCGAGTCAATCCAGGCAAACTGATCGCCGCCGTAGAGCTCTCCAACCAGGCCGGCGGCGCCCGATAGATCGCCCGAAGTGAAGGCGTCGACAGCACGACCCATGAGGTCAAACTGGCTGACGAACTGATCCGAGGCCTCGTTCAGCAGATTCAGCGAGAACAGCAAGGACGTGTTGAAGACCTCCAGAATGCCGGCGCCGCCGCTGTCCATACCGAAGGCGTCCGCGATGCGTTGCGGGGTCGCTTCGAGCGTGGTGTTCAGCGTGGCAACTTCGCGCTGCCAATTCGCTGTCGCCGCCGCCGCCGCCGGCCCCACATCGAGGCCGATCACGCGCGCCGTTTCTACGTAGTCATCGAGCTTCCCGTCGCCGAGGGCTTGAACCATGCGCGCGCCGCTGCGTCCAAGAGCGTTGGTGGCGGCTACGGCGCGCTCGGTCGGGTCGGGTAGGGCCTGGATGCTCGCGAGGGTTTCGCGTAGCACGTCGTCGGTGCTGCGTAGCCCGCCCTCGGCGTCGGTGAGCGACACTCCGAGGGCGCCGAAGCCGTCCGCGGCGGCCGTACTGCCCGCGGCGGCGCTGGAGATCCGCGCGGTCACCTGCTGGAGCGTGCTCTCCATCTGGGCGGCGGACTGCCCCGAGCCTTCAAAGGCGAGCTTGAGCCCGAGGATGGTTTCAGAAGCAACGCCGGTGCGCGTCGACAGGTCGGTTACGTCGTTGACGGCATCGGCGATCTGCTGGGCAAACTGAAACGCAGCGGCGGCACCGGCGAGCAGCGCGGCGCCCACCACGGCCGTCGCCCCGGCAAGGCCGGCGAGCGACACATCAGCAACGCCGGCCTCTTTGCTGACCCCGCGCAGGGACTCGGACGCCTCGTCACCGCCGGTGAGCTTCAGGATGTACTCGACCACGTTCGACGCCACGATCAGCCCCCCAGCCGGGAATCAACGGCGACTTGTCCGCCCTCGCCGGCGCGGCGCTGGAAGTGCTCGCGGTCGGCGCCACGCCCGGCGCGGAACACGGCGGTGCAGTACGTCAGATCCTCTTGGGAGAGGTGCAGGAACGTGCTGGGCAGTTGTCCGTACCGCTGGGCCATGGCGTCAATCTCCTCCGCTTGCGTCGGGTCCAGATCGAAAGGAGTCGACCTTTCGGCGCAACGCCCCCCCGCTCACCTGCTGGCGAGCTGCCCGGACGAGGGGCTGACGGATGGACACTGGGACCGCCCAGAAGTCAATCACCTGGGTGCCCTCGGGGGCGGTGTCGGTCTCGGCGATGGTGAAGCGGACCGGGATCGGCTCGGAGTCGCCCGGCGGCACCAGGTGCGTCACGCAGGCAGCAACGAGGGCGGCGTCCTGCTGGTCCCGGAGCTGGCGGCGGCGGTCGCGCTCCTCGTCGGTGAGTCCCTTCCACTCCTCGGCGTCGTGACGCTGCAGCGCGGCCTCAATCTGCGTGGTGCGCTCGGGCCCCTCGGGCATGTCGAGCAGGTCCTGCTCCTTGGTGCCGAGCAGCTTGCTCGCCGCCGGGGCGATCAGCAGCAAGAACAGGTGCTGCCAGCGGTCGAAGTCGCGGCCCCGCGGCTGCTGGAGGCGCCATACCGCGCCGTCGGGGGTGGTGACCTCCGCGTGTGTGGTGTCCTGGATGGCGGCGAGGTACGGGTGCATCAGTTCGCCGTACCACTGGCGTTCTCGTTGATGACGGCCAGCTCCAACGCCTCGTCGGTGCCATCGGCGACGGGCGCGAAGGTGATCTCCCGAGTGAGGGCGCTGCCGCTGCGGATCGGCTCGCTGATGTTGGTGATCCGGGCGTTCCTCAGCGTGAAGCTGAAGCCCAGGGAGCCGTTGCCGTAGGGCAGCACCAGATCCGACTCGGTCTGCGCCTTCCAGGCGTCGTAGTAGGCGTCGGTGTCGCGGTCGTAGATGGTCAGCACGGCGCCGTAGACGCGATCGCCGCTCTCAACGTAGCCGTCGCACACCACATCGTCGGTCCACTGCCGCTCAAGGCCGTTGTTGCCGGTGATGCGGACGCTCGACGGCTTGGGGTTCAGGCTGTTCCACGACACGGTGCCGAGGTGATGGTGCAGGATCGGGTCGTCGGTGGCGCCGTACGAGGGCGTGCCCTTGCTGGGGCGCGTCGAGTCCTTGCCCATCACGTTCAGACTGAACACCGCCCGGCGGCTGCTCACGCTGGAGCTAAAGGTCCAGTCGGCGATCTGGCATCCCACCGCGAGCTCGCTGGTGGAGTTGCTGCCCCGGATGCCCTCGATCGTGAGCCCGGTGGGCAGGGCGGCGGGGTCGTACGTGTGGGTGAAGTCGCTGCCGCTGGGGCCGGTCGTGGCTACCGAGCCGATCATGTGCTTGTACAGCATCCCCAGGCGGGTGTAGCTCCCGAGCAGGTCGACCCGGTCGCTGAACTCGCGGGAGTCGATGCTGTGCCGCAGGGCCGAGCCCGCGCCGCTGCGGTAGAGGTCCTGGTAGTTGCTGGAGTTGGTCTTCAGCGAGGGGTTCAGCGCGATCGCCGGGCGCCAGTTCGAGCGGCTGACAGCGGTGCCGAGGGTCGACTCTTCACCGAAGCCGATGGCGCCATTGCGGGGGGTGTTGATGCCCATGGGGGCCTCCTGTCAGGTGTCGTCGACGTCGCGCACTTGCACGCGGAATCGGGCGTTGAGGGTCTGCCCCTCGGTGGTTCGGAAGGGGACGATCACGGCGTAGTCCGTCGCGTCGGTGCCACCGGTCACGTAGACCTTGAGCCACTGACGCTGGCCGATGGTGGCGACCGTGCAGAGGGTCACGTCCACCATGGCGGTGGAGTCGCTGCCCCCGGTGCGCTCGCGCATCCCGGAGGTCTCGGCGTCGTTGAAGAGGTCGAGCACCTCCTCCAGCCGCAGCGATCCGGCGTACTGCCCGACGCGGGCGCCCAGGAGGGCGGTCACGTCCAGCCAGACGAAGATGGACTCCTGAGAGTTCTTCGACACCACGTCACGGGTGAGCGTCTGCCCCTGCGGCGAGGGCAGAATCACGAGGCGGCGCTGTCCGCTGGGAGGCTCGCCCAGCTCCACGGTGCCGGTGAGCGGAGTCGACGGCGTGAAGACAGCGTGCGTCGGGCTGTAGCCCGCGAGCCCGTAGTAGATGCAGATCCGCTGCAGCCGGCCCTGGCCGTCGCCGCCGTAGCGGATCGGCACGTCGTCAACCTGCACACCCACGTCGAAGGTCGCCGGGGCCGCGGCGCCGGTGAAGGCCGCGTCGGTGAGTTTGAAGTCCAGCTCCGTCACGCCGTCCGCCTGGGTGACGACCAGCTCGTCGCCGTTGCCGGCGTTGAGTCGGGCCCACAGCTGCCCCAGCGTCGCCGGGATCACGAACTGCACGTCGTGGGTGCCGTCGGTGTTCGCGGTGCCGGCCTGGCTGGTCGCATCAATCGTGACGTCCAGGCGGTGCCGCCAGGGCTTGACGCTGGTGCCGTTGTTGTCCTGCTTCCAGCTCACGCGCCCTCCTCGACTTCGGCGGTGATCTCGACGGTGGCCGCGAACATGCCGAGCCCGCCGTAGAGGTCCTGGTCGATGCTGTCGCCGTGGCGGGTGGCGCCGGTGATCCGCACGTCGATGGCGTCGCCCTTCGCCAGCGTGGCGATGCTGGGGCTGCTGTCGCGCATGCGCTGGAGCGCGAGCGTGCAGTCGTTGAGCAGCCGGTACGCCTGGCGGGCGGCGCTGCTCGGGGTGTCGGCCGTCGCTGGCGCGTAGCCCATCAGCAGGCAGGTCCAGGTGAGGCCGTAGTAGCCCATGACCTCGCCGCTCACGCTGGTGATCTCCACCTTGCACAGCGCGACCTGGTGGCTGTCGAGGGTGGGCTCCAGCGTGTCCGCCTCGATCACCCGGTCATCGCCGGTCAGATCGAACCAGTAGTCACCGGTCCCGTCCACCGCACGGAGCGCGGTGAGCAGGGCATCGGTGAACGCCTCGCCGGCGGGGATCGCGCCCATCAGGTGCTACCCAGAGCATCGGAGAGCGCGCCCTCGAGGGCGGCCGGCGTGGTGCGCTGCAGGGTCTCCCAGGCGTCGCTCAGCCAGTTGGTGGCCTTGATGGTGACCTCGCGGGCGACCCGGAAGGAGCCGTCGGGCTGGGGGATGAACAGGAACTCGCCGCGGGTGGGGCGGATCGTGCCGCCGGTGTCTTGGATGAGCCCGCCGGGGCTCTTGTCGGTGTCGAACCCCATCAGCAGCTCCATCTTGGAACGGTGCAGGCGGGCGCGCACGGCGCCGGCGGTGGCGCCGGTGTCACGACGGAAGCGCGCGGCGGCGTTGCGGGCGGCGGCCTGTTTGAAGACGCGGCCCTGCTCGCTCAGGCGCTTGCGGAGGACGCGCTGCAGCCGGTCGCTGCCGGTGTCCATCACGTCGCTGAAGGCGTCGAGGGTGAGTGTGGCCACTACGACACCCCCATCACGCCGGGCAGCAGGTACCGCCGCGCCAGCGCCATGCGAACCACCGCGGGGATCAGCTCGGCCTGCTCCTTGAGCGACGCGCTGCCGGCCTTGCTCGAGGTCGATGTCTTCCCGGCGGTCTTGTGCCGCCCCAAGAGGTGCTTGACCGTCTCGGCGATCAGCCGCTTGAGCTCGTCCGGCGCCGTCGCGTGGCCCGCCGTCAGCGTCGCCTTGAAGCGACGCGGCCCCCGTCGTCCGGGGGTGTAGGTCGCGGTCGGCTTGAACAGCACCTCGCCGCGGACCTGGTCGAGCACGTAGTCGCTGGCGCTGACGGTGGTGGCGTAGCTCCAGTCGCCGTCGGTGTCCTCCAGGAGCACGAGCGCGGTCACCGGAAACAGCCCCAGCGGCAGCACATAGGCCCCCTCGCGGTACCGGATCGCCGAACCGGCGTAGTACAGCACCCGGCCGGTCTGGTCGGCCTCGTCCATGGAGGCCTCGCCCGTCAGCGCCGCCCAGCCGCAGAACGTGGCGATGAGCGGCTCCGCCTCCGCGATGCGCGCGGTGAGCTTCGTGTCGAGCCCGGTCCCTGAGATACCGGGGATCAGCTCGCGGGCTTCGCTGGCGGAGAGGAGGGACACGGCGGGGCGGCCTCACGGTCGGAGGTGGCGCCCTCGCCGGTGTCGCCCGGCGGGGGCTGTGGGGTGTCAGCGGTGAGGGTGTCGTCCAGCCGGACCCGCGCATCACGCACACCTCGAGGGCGACGCGACGGCAGCGCCGGCGGACGAGGCGTCACGCGGCGGGCTTGGCGGGGGCGCCCTCGGGGGCGGGGACCTCGACCACCGGGTCGGCAGCGGGGGCGACGCGACCGGCGACGACGTCCGCGCGCTGGGCGCAGGCCTCGGCGACGTCGAGCTCGCCGGTGAGCTTCGCCAGCAGCGCCAGGGGCGCCAGGTGGCTGTCGACCTTGCCGGCCTTGACGGCCTTCAGGTCGCCGCCCAGCTTCAGCACCTTCGCCGGGATGGTCTCCACGGAGTCCAGCGCGCGGGCGGGGTCGACGGGGAACAGCCGCTTGAAGCCGGCCTCCTTCGCCATGGCCGCTTTCGCGGTCGCGGGGATGGGCTTGCTGGTGTCCGGGGTGCCGTCGAGCACGGCGATCGCGCCCTCGGGGGCGGTGTTCAGGAGCGCGCCGGCGATGCGGGGGTCGATGCCCTTGACGGGCTTGCCGTGGGGCAGGAACACGCCCTTGCAGCGGATGCCCTTGGCCTGGATCTTGTTCACGCCCTTGGCGCGGCCGTTGTACTGCAGGGTCACCATCAGAAGGCCCCCATCCGCTCGAACTCGGCGGTGATGGTGTAGTCGGTGATGACACCGGAGCCGTTGGACTGGTCGTCACGGATCGACAGCGGGGCCGCCTTGGTGATCTCCAGGTCGGCGCCGACGCCGGTGAGGGTCAGGTCCTCCGCGGTGCCCTGGGTGAGTGCACCACCAGCGGTGGTGGTGACCCGTGCCGCCATGACCGCCGTGGACGCGCCCTTGTACGCCCGGATGGAGGCGTAGTTGGTGTCGTTGGCCGCCGAGGTGGCGTTGGGGATGACGGTGAGACCGATGAGCTTCCAGGTCTCATCGTTGGACGGCCCGAAGTAGCGGCGGGCGTCGGTGCCCGCGGCGGTGTTCAGGCGCTGAGAGAGGGTGATGCGGCTACCCATGGGGTGCTCCGGGGCGAGACGTGAAGAGGGTCGCGAGCGGGGCCACCCCTACAGGAGCGGCCTCACGCGCATCAGAGGTTGTAGAGGATGGCGGCCGGCTTCTCGGTGGGGATGCCGTTGTAGTCGAGAATGCCGCGGTCGACGGCGCCGACGTACTGCGCGCCATACTCCACCCGCTCGGCCTCGAACTCGCCCGCGCCGGCGGCCAGGTCGTAGTAGTCGTACCGGCTGGCGTTGACGTAGGTGATCGCCGAGGAGGCGTTGGAGCCGGTGTAGACGCCGCTGGAGCTGTCGAACTCGTCGGCCATGAACTCGGAGATCACCAGGCGGGTGTTGCCGATCATGCCCATGGTGCCGGTGATCTGCGTCGCGGCCGGGCCCATCTTCTCCCAGGTGGTGAAGATGCTGTTGCCGAGCAGCTGGGTGTAGAGGCAGTGCAGGCCGGTGATGGCCACCGCGTCGTTGGCGAGGTTGCCCAGGAGCTCGAGGGCGCCGAAGTGGTCCGCCATGTCGAAGGAGCCACCCGCGGAGAGGGTGTTGGAGTCCGCGGCGGCGCGGGCGCGCCAGCCCTGCCACCAGCCCAGGGCGGAGGTCGCGCCGTCGAGGTCGCCCGCGGAGTAGTAGCCGCCCATGGTCCAGGTGCCCTGGACGTCCGCGATGTCGCCGTCGCCGTCGGAGTGCAGGAAGGCCAGCTCCATGGTGTCCATGCGGCCCTCGTCGATCCAGCTCATGACGAAGCCCAGGGGGTCCGCGAGCATCCCCGCCGCGTCGCCGGCGAAGAGGTTGTCGAGCAGCGCCATGTAGACCTGGTCGACCACGGTGATCGTGGACTTCGCGGTCGTGAACTTGGTCGAGGGGAAGCGCGAGGGGTCGGCCTCGGTGACCCGGCGGGTCTGTCCGAGGATGCGACCGGTCACCCGGATGGGGTGGAAGGAGCGCGAGGGCGCAGGACGGACGCCCACCAGGCCGGGGATGCGGCGCGCCAGGTCGGTGGGGCGGCGCAGGCCAGCCAGCTCGGGGTCGGGGATGACCTCGCCGCCGCTGCCGGCGCTGCCGTCGATCACGCTGCGGAGCCAGTCGGCGTCATCGAGCTTCACGCGGAAGTACTTGCCGATCGTGCCGGGGAGGCTGCGGAGGGCGCCGCGGAGCTGCACCCAGGCCACCTGCACCAGCGGATCGCTGTAGCGCTGAGCACCGGCCAGCTTCCGAGCGCGGGCCCGCATGATGGCGACGACGAGGCCGTCATAGGCACGCTGGGCGCGCTTCTGCTCCTCGATGACCGGGTGCGGGTCGGTCAGCACGCCGTGGCGCTTCTGCTGGTAGGTCTGCCCGCCGGGGAGGGGGATGCTCACGGTGTGGCGGCCCATCTTCGGCGTATCGTCGCTGTCGAGGTACAGGGCCTCGAACTCGCGCACGCTGCCAGCGGGGATCCACTCGGCCTTGGCGTTGCGCTTGGCCTCCGCGAGCAGCTTCTGGGTGTCGGGCACCGCGCGGCGGGCGAAGTCCTGCACCTTGGCGATGTCGCCCTCGAACCGCTGGACGATCTGCGTGTGGCGGTTGACGGTGTCGATGAGCTGATCGGCGGACTTGCCGTTGTCGTCGTCGAGGAGCTTCAGGTCGCCGGCGCGGAACTCATCGTCCTCAATGCCGTCCTCGAACTCGCCGTCCTCCATGGGGCCATCGGTGAAGCCACCGCCCTCGCTGTGGTTGTCGGTGTCGGCCAGCAGCGAGGCTGCGATCAGGGGGAAGAGGCGGCTCATGAGGCGCTCCGGAGAAGGTCGGCGATGGTGCGCGCCGGGGGCGGCGCAGCGGGGAGAGGATCGAGGCCCACCAGGGCGCGGCGCTCATCGAGTGGCAGCGCCTGGAAGGCTTCCAGGAAGAGGTCGGGGGCGGCGGTGGCCACCTGGGCACGGGCCCAGCGGAGCACGCGGGCGTCATCGCCCAGCACGGTGAGCAGGCGTTGGAGGCCCTGTTCGTCGAGCAGGCCCGTACGCAGGCCGCGCTCCAGATCAGCCGTAGCGCGGGCCATGGTGGCGGCCCGGCGGACGGCGCGCTGATCGGCGGGGATCGGCGTGAAGCTCACCTCAATGAGGTGGTTGGCGTCACGCTCGGAGCCCATGACGTAGCCCTCGGCGGGCTCGTCGCAGGCGTCGTTGTGAGGCTCGCGGTAGAGCGGGTCCTCAGGGTCGAGGTCGCCGCGGCGTACGCGCTCACCGGGGGTCCAGCGCACGGAGACGGCCGGGATGATGCCGCGGCGGACCTTGCCGCGCAGCTTGACCGCCTCGGCGTCCTCGAGGTCGAAGCTCGGGCGGCCCAGGAGGGCGTCGCCGCTGGAGCCGTCGTTGAAGGGCACGTCGCTGCGGACGCCGAGGTCGCGCCACTGCCCGTAGACCTCCGAGGGGGAGCGCCCAGGACTGTGGTTGAACAGCACCGGCACACCAGGGCCGCCGGCTTCGATGCCCCGGGAGACGTCCCAGATCTGCCGCAGGATGTGACGATCGCTGGCCTCGAAGGGCGTGGAGAGGACGAAGAACGGATCCGCGTCGTCGGCGAGCTCTTCGCCCGACTCGGCGTCCAGCAGCACGGGGGCGCCCTTGCGCTGGTAGTCGGCGAGCACCAGGCCCACCAGCGGTAGGGGGTTCCCTTGGCGGAGATAGGCGGTGTCGAGTCGGCGCAGTCTCATGTGTCAGACCTACTGGACCTCGATCGCTTCCGGGAGGGTGCGAGTTGTCACCCCCCTGCGATCAAGGAACTCCTGAATGGTCAGCACGCGGCGGTCAGCGTCGCTCTCCTCGCCGTCGTCGGGGTCGCCGGACTCTCCGTCCGCATCGCCCAGCGGACGTCGTGGGGCGCCGCTGGCGGCTGGCGCGGCGGCGCTCGGCCGGGGCTTACCCTCGGGCGCGGGCAGGTCCAGGCCCTCGAACTCCGCGGCCTGCTCGGCGGTCCAGCCCATCTCGGTGAGGGTCTTCATGCGGGCGATGGCGTCGGTGCGCTGGAAGTTCCGCCCCGGGTGGCGCGTCAGGTCGACCCGACAGGTGACCTCGTCGGACTGCCGCGCCCAGCGTCCGCCGGCCATGAACGCGAAGTGCCGCGCCAGGGGTCGCAGGAAGCACGCCTCCAGCACCAGCAACAGCGCCGCGTCGGTGGTCGCCTGTACTCGGAACTGCTGCACGCTCGTCGCGTAGGTACCGGCGTCGGCTGCCCCCACCGCGATGGGTGTAACACCCATGGCTACGAGCGTGGACTTCCGAGACTCGTTCAGCAGCTTCTCGGCCTGGATGTCGGCGGGCTTCAGGCCCGCGTCCTGGATCTCGAACTCGCCGCCGTCGACCATGACCCGGCGGGTGCGGACGCTGTCGTCGCCGCCGCCCAGGCCGCGGATCACCTCGTCGGCGATGTCCTCGCGGTTGTTCTCGTTGGACAGGAAGGCCCGGGCCTTGTCGGTCTTGCCGGTGACCCGGACGTCGGCGCCGCCCTGCTCGATGATGTCGGCGCTCTTGGTGAGCGCGACGTGCTCCGCCCGCAGCAGCGGGGCGAGGGGCTCCGCGGCGCCGGTGCCGAGTTCGCCCGCGCCGGTCGCCTCCCAGGACAGCAGGCGGATGTGAAACACCGTCCGGCGGGGGTAGCGCCGCTCACGCTCGTTGCCGTAGCGCCCACCCGGCCGGTACACCCACTCCTCCTCCCCGCTGGCGTTGCCCTCGAGGGTGATGTGCTTGGGGTGCAGGCGGGTCAGCCCGATGACGACGCCGCCGGCGTCGACGGTGCAGGCGCAGAAGGCGTTGCCTTCCTGGGAGAGGTCGAGCAGCAGCTGGGCCACCAACAGCTCCCCAGGCTTCGCCGGCGCGATGGCGGTGGGGCTCCAGTCCGCGGGGTCGGGGCGGTCCAGCAGCCGCAGGAGCTGCGCCACCCAGGGCGTCCGGGCGGGGTCGATGGGCTCGGACTTCCCGCCCTGGCCGTTGCCGCGGTAGCAGCGCAGCGGGTAGCCCGCGAGGCCCAGCAGCCGCCAGGTGGACGCGCCGAAGACCGTCGCGGACTGCGCCATGGTCCGCAGGTTGGCCTCGGCGTTGCGAGGGCGGGCGATCAGCCGGCTGGTAACGCCGGGGCGGGGCGGGGGGCGCCGCAGGGCGCCGACGCGCGCCAAAGTGCGAACGAAGCGGCCCGGGATGCGCGCCTCCAGCCAGCGCGAGGCGCGGAACGTCCAGGAGCGGCGGATCATGAGCTGGGCCATGTTCCAGAGCTACCGGACCTCCCAGGGCTCCGGGAGGGTGCGAGTTGTCACCCCCCAGAGCTGCCGGCGCTACCGACGCCCCAGACGCTGCCGGAACCGCACGAGGTAGCGAAGGTCGTCTGGCCCGTGGTCGTCGACCTTCAGGGGCTTGGGGGGCTGGCCGCCGCGCTGCGGGGCCCACTGGTAGCCGGTGCACTCCTTGAAGGTCACCGGCACGCACCCCCGGAAGAAGAAGATCCGCGGCCTCTGGGACTCGCCGGTCACCGGGTGGACCTCGGAGAGCATGGCCCCTACGTCGGCGTTGCCGGTGTCCACGCTGCCGGCGCCCTTCTCGGCGGCCTCCATCCACAGCCCTTGCGCGGCGGCCTCCTCGATGCCGCTGGGGTTCTCGCTGTCGGCGACACGGTAGACGGTGGTGAGCTTCATCCCCTCGGGCTCGCCGTCCTCGTGCTTGATGATCTGCTCGACGAGCTGGCGGTCAGTGACGGCGGGGTCCTTCGTCTTCCGCCTCGGCGCGTACTCCCGGTAGCAGTACAGCGCGCCATCGCCGGCGGGGTCCTCGGCGACCCACAGCAGGTGTGGGGAGCGCCCGCCCCAGTCGGTGATCTGGTACCGGTCCCACGCCACGGGGATGTCGAAGGGCTCCACCAGGTGCACGTTGGGGTTGATGGGCCAGATCCGCCCCTCGGGGTTCACCCGCTCACCGCGGTCCCGGGCGGCACGCTGCCATGCCGGCATGGCGGCGACCATGGCCCGGCGCTTCTCCTGGCTGATGTGGGGGTTGTGCTCGCCGAAGAGGCGCACCTGCTTGTACCAGGGCGGCGCGGGCTCTACGACGTCGGTGTAGTAGTCGGAGGTGAAGCCGCTCAGCGCCGTGAGCGCCACCATGAGCCGGCCTTCCAGGTCGACCAGCCGGGAGAGCCCGGAGAGGATCGCGCCCGCCGGCGGCTCCTCGTCACAGCCCACCGCGCGGACCGCAGCCCCCTCCCAGGTCTGGTGGTCCGACAGCCACTCCTTGTAGGTCTTCGTCTTCAGCACGCCCCGGCCGCCAGTGTTGGGCAGCACGGCGATCCCCTGGTTGGTGCCGCTGAACCAGCCTGAGAACACGGTGCCCTCGGGGCACAGGGCCCGGATGTGCGGGCGGATCTGATCCACCGAGGCGCCGTTGGTCGCGCTCGCCGCCCACACCAGCGCCGGAGGTAGCGCACGCCGGCCGCCGGGGATGACGGTGGTGGGCAGGTTGTTGATCTCGAGGAAGCGCCGCACCCAATACAGTCGCCCTTGTGGAGTGGGCACCCAGGCATCCAGGCCGCCCGCGCAGGCCGTGAGCCACGCGGCCAGCAGGAGGCTCTTGCCCGTCCGGTTGCCCCCGCCGACGTCGAGGACTTCCAGCCCGTCCAGGGCGATGGACAGCAGGGCCCGGCGCTGCGACGTGAGCGGCTCGGGGTTGTCCCAGAGCTTCAGGTAGGCCAGCGGCGCTCGGGCGAGGCGGCGACGGCGCTCCTCGAGGAGCCGGGCGAGCTGGCGGCGCGAGGTCACTCCTCGGAGACCTCCAGCTCACGCCCGCGGATCGCGTCAGCGGCAGCCAGGATGTGCGCATCCAAATCGGCGTCGGTGACCACGTCCAGCCCGCCGGACTTTGAGGTGACGCCCAGCAGTGCCAGGACCTCCGGGCTCGCCTTGCCCTCGGTCTTCAGGGTGAGCTTCGTCACCCCCCAGCGGTCGAGGTAGCTGTTGATCGCCCCGAGCTTCACGCCGTCGCTGCTGGCGTTGCGGACCAGTGCCAGCAGGGCGTCCGCGACCTCCTCCAGGTTCTCCACACCCCGCAGGCGGGCCAGCATCGCCCGCTCCGCCATGACGCGGATGTACCGCTCGCGGAAGCCCGGCTTGTTGGTGGTCCAGTTCCACCACGTCCAGCGGGTGATTCCCACGGTGGCACGAACGAACTCCAGCGACTCACCCTTCGCCAGCTCCTCGAGGGCCTCCATCTGCTTTTCAGTCAGCTCATCCACCAAGGTGTCGAAGTTGCTCATGAGGTGTGATCCGCTTGGAGTTTGTTGGCGCCGGCACCAAAGCCCAGCCACGCCGCAGTGACGCCCAGCGCCTCCGCCAGGCGCTCGATGGTGTCGAGGTACGGCCCCCGCTTCAGCTGCCCCTCACGGATGCGCAGGATCACCGCCCGGTCCACGCTGGACTCCCGGCTGAGACGATGCGTCGACCACCCAAGCTCCGCCATGCGCGCCCGCAGCCGCCCGGCCATCCCGCGATCCGGTGATGTGCTCTCCCAGCTCACAGCGCCCACCAGTCCGCCAACCGACGCCACCACGGCCGCCGCGCCCTCAGCAACTCCGCCTCCAGAGCGCTGGACTCGCGCTCCAGGCGATCAACGTCAGCCTCCGCTGCCTCCAAGGCGTCGCCGAGGTGCTCCACCTGCACCGCCAGGTCATCCCGCTCCGCACTCGCTCGGCTACAGGCATTCGTCAGGGTCTCCCCCGACACCGCACCACCCACCGCCAGGGCGTACTGTAGGCGCTGCTCCAGCGTATCGCCGCCCTGGCCACCCACCAGCGCCTCGGCGATCAGCAGCTTGTCCATCATCTCGCTGGCGATCCGGCCCGCGGTCTCGGCGAGCTGCTCCGCCTCCAGCGTGCGAGCAGTCACAGCATCCACGCCGGCGCCGTCGCAGTCGTCGCACGCCACCTGCCCGTTCTCGTCGTCGCAGGTGGAGCAGCCACCGCCGGCGCAGTCGTCGCAGTCCTGCGTGCCCTCGCCGTCACAGTGCAGGCAGGGCGTCGTTCGCATCGTCCTCGCTGCCTGCATCGCCAGTCGCGCCTGGGCTACGCCGATGTGGCTCACCGTCCGTCGACGCTCGGGGCCCTTCAGGTGATTCAGGCCCAGATCGGTGAGCAGCTCCGTAGGCGTCGCCGTGAACAGGCGCTCGGGGTCGATGGCGGCTACCGCCGCGGCAAACTCGCTCACTCCACACCTCCCTCGGTTCCACATCGCGGACACGGACGATTCCGCAGCCCGTGCATCGCGCCAGCCCGGTACGCTTTGCGCCCCTCCCGGCCCACAGCGCCGCCGCCGAAGCAGGGCAGACCGCACGGTGCGTAATGCTGCATCGTCCGCCAGATCAGCATCCGCCCGGTCACCCCAGCAGCCTCTCGCTGGACCGTCGCCGCGCCGCACTTTCCGCAGGTCCCCGCGCGCTCCCGGCCGGTCATCGCCATCATCTCGCTCACCCCACACCTCCCCTAATGTCGCCGCTGACCGTGCAGGGCAGCGGCGTGTTCGGGCCAGGCTCCATGCGTCGGAGCCTGGCGTTCACCTCGTCCAGCCGATCGAACAGGTCCGCTTCTGCGGGGAGATAGGACGCGAGATGCGCCAGTGTCCCCTCCAGTGCATCCGCCGCCTCTTCCAGCAGCGCCGCGTCCGGGCTCATCTCCACAGCCGCCATCCGTGCCGCCTCGCGCAGCCGGTCTACCAGCGTCCGCTCCTCGCTCGCCTTCATCATTAACGGCTTGCCGGGGTCGGCCTCCACCCAATCAGCACTCACTCCACACCTCCCAACAATCCAAGCTGTTCGCCGGTCATCTCCGCACCCGTCGGCGCCGCCACCTCGGGCAACTCCACGATCCGCAGGTCCGGTCCGGTCTTCCACGACAGCCAGCCCATCGACGGCTCACCGCTGTACTCACGGTCCCACCAGAACCACCCATAGGCGGCGCTGTCTGTCCCGCCTCCGGTGAAGCTCGGCCGCTCCGTCAGCACCCAGACCTTCCGTAGCGGCGTCTCCCGCCACAGCGCAGCGCGTAGCGCGCCCTCCAGAAAGGCCAGCCGCAGCAGGAACACCACATGCCGCCCCGTCACGTCCAGCGACCGACGCACAAACGCCTCAGCCTCACGATACGGCGGGTTGCCGATCACCCAGCGCGGAGGGCTGTCGGGCGTCCAGCCGGCCAGGAAGTCACCCCGCACAATCGAGGCAGGCGGCGGACCGAATAGCCGTGGCTCGCGAGGGGCGGGCTCGATGTCCACGGCCTCCACCACCGCGCCGTGCGCCTCCAACGCATCCACGAACGCTCCACCGCCTGCCGATGGCTCCAGCGCCGTATCACCAGCCTCCAGCGGCAGGACACCGACAAGAGCGTGCGCCAGCGCCGAGGGGGTGAAGTAGGCGTCGCGCTCGCGACGATCGCCGGGGGCCACCGCGCGGCTCACAGCGCACCGCCCAGCCACGCCCGTACCTGCGCCACCACAGCGCCAGGCGCCGAGGGCAGCACGCACCGCCGACACCCAGGGATCGCCTGCATCATCTCGCCCGCCGGTAGGATCTCCACAGTCGTCGCATCGCCACGCACGTACAGCGCCGCCTTGCTCGCGATCGGCTGGTAGCCCGCACGGCGCAGCGCCCGGTAGAGGTCGGCTTGCTGGTCGGTCATAGCGCACCGCCTTGTGTCCGTAGGGTGGTGGGGTTGGGGGTAGGCGGGTGCTGTCCTGGCTGTCCCGACCTGTCCCGACCTCTGTCCCGGGGGGGGGACAGTAGAAACGCCCGTTGAACGCGGGTTTTCGTTGCTGTCCCGGCTGTCCCGACCTTTTCCCCTATAGACCGCTGTGAACACGTTTCTTCCTTGTTGTTTTCTCTCTTCATGTAGGAAAAGGGGGGGACAGGGGGGACAGAGGATGAAACGAACGGTAGAACGCCCGTTTTCGGCTGTCCCGGGGGGGGGACAAACTGTCCCGGGCCCGGGACACCCTGGAGGGCTACCATGGGGCACCTCGATAGTCGCCGCGCCACCACCAGCGGCCACGGATACCCGCGACACGACAGCGTTTCTGGCTGAAGCCGAGCTGCGTCAGCACCCCGGCGGCGCGCATCTGGTGCCCGTTGTTGCTGTCGGCCACGTCTCGCTTCAGGGCTTTCTCCAGTGCCATATCGAGCGTGAAGGGCGCGGCCTGCTGGTCGGCCCACCGCTCGATCGTCTCATGCCACGGGTCGGTGTGCTGGTAGTCGCCGCTGGCCTCGATGAGTGCCTGTTCCGACTCGCCGTGCAGGTACCACCGCTCGCCCTGACGGTAGAGGGCCACCGCTTCGGCCCACAGGTCATCACGTGCGGCGGTGAGCCCCTCGATGTCGATGTGCCCCACCCTGACCGGCCAGAACCGCCGGGAGCCCGTGGGGTCTGACAAGAACGCCTGTTCGTTAGTGGTGCCGACGAAGATGTTCTGACGGCCCCACCGGATCATGTTCCGGCCGTAGCTCGGACGGTAGCGGTCCCACCGGGCGGTGAGGAACGCCTTGACGGCGTTGGCGTCGGCCCGGCGTACGCTGTCCAGCTCCGCGAGCTCGTAGATCCAGACGCCCTGGAGCGCCTGATACGCGTCTTTGTTCCGTAGGTCGAGGGCGGAGTCCGCGAACCACTCATCGCGCACCGCGAGCGCCCGGAACGCCGAGGACTTCCGGGCGCCCTGCTTGCCCGCGAGGATCAGACAGGTGTCGACCTGGCAGCCCGGATCCATCACCCGGGCCACGCAGGAGATCGCCCACCGCATCCCCATCTCCCCGGTCAGGTCGGTGGCCTCGGCGCCGCAGTAGTCGGCCAGCCAGCCCGCGAGTCGCGGCGTGCCGTCCCACTTCAACCCGGCGAGGTACTCGCGCACCGGGTGGGTCTGCTGCTGGTCGGCGATGCCCATGATCGCGTTGTGGATGCGGGGCAGGCTCGTATCCAGCCCGTACTGCTGTACCAGCCACCTGTAGATGCGGATCTCCCGGGCGTCGGTGATGAGCTCGCCGTCGAGGTAGATGAGCCCGTCGAAGGTGTTGCCCTGGATGCGCTCGACCCAGCGGGGATCGCGCTCCAGGATGAGCATCACGTTCTCCAGCGTCGCCAGGGGCTCCCCCTCGCTGCCCTTGCGTCCGCGCCGCTTCTTCAGGATCGCCCAGACCTTCGGGTCGGGCCCGTCGCCCTCCCGGGGGTAGACGCCGGTGATGTCGCCAATGATGTCACGCGACATGGGCCACCTCTCGCAGCGGTCCTGCCCAGCCGCAGCTGTTCTGGTGGTCGCACTTGGCGCCCCACCAGCGATCGGGCTCCACGATCCACCACACGGAGCGCCGGCTGCAGCTCGGGCAGCGCGCCCGGGTCACCCGCTCGCCGCGCACCTGGCCACCGAGGGCAGCCCCCAGCGCCAGCCGCTTCTCGGGCAGACGCAGCAGCGCCGCCCGTGCCGCGTCGCACTCCGCGGGCGGGTAGTGCCCTGGCAACGGTCGCCAGGGCTTCACCGCCTTCGGCTTCGGCAGCGCGACCTGCTCCCACGGAATCCGTAGCCACGGCCGCCCCATGCCCCAGGAGGTCGCGTAGAAGGTCGACTCACCGCCGGCCGGGATGGCGCTCGCGAAGTAGATCCGGCTCGGGTCCTTGCACGCCGGATCGATGGACCGCCCGGAGTGCTGCGCCGCCCAGCTCCACGCCTGCGCCCAGCCCGCCGCCGGGATGGGGGACCGCAGCGGCAGCACCACCCGGAACTTCGGCACCTCGGGCGTGTGGCTCCAGGAGGTGTGCAGCAGCCCGGGCCACCGGCACCAGCGGCTCACCGCGTCGGCGATCGGGGTGCCGTCGTCGTAGTCGAGCACCAGGAGGTCGAGCGAGATCGCGCCGGCCTTGCTCCTGCGGTCGCCCTCGAAGATCGCCGGGGACCAGGCCGGCAGCGCCAACTTGTCGACGCCCGGGGGCTGCACCGGGGCACACAGGAGCCGCCAGCGCAGATCCGCCCACGACTCGCAACAGGGCTCCCACGCGGCGTTCTTCGCCCCGTCGAAGAGGCTGAACATCAGCTCGCGCATCACAGCCCCCACGTCTGGCGCTGGATCTCCATCCAGTCGATCCGGTCGGTGAGCGGCAGCGTGAGCCAGGACTCGACGCGCCAGGCCTGCCACCGAGCAGCCGCCAGCGGTGACCGCTCCACCTCGTCATCGCCCAGGCCGGGGTACTGGAGCACCCACAGCCGGGAGTTCACGGGGAAGCGGTCGAGCCAGCGGCGGCAGCGCGGATCCGCCAGGGGGCCGCAATAAGTGGCGCGCTCCAGGCGTAGCGCGGTAGTCTGGTTCAGCATCGTCCCTCCTTCGAAGGGTTGGGTGCAGAGGCCCCGAGCGTTCCAGCGCTCGGGGCTTCATCGTTGTTAGGGGTGGCCACCGCCTGCACCCACGCCGCGACCGCGCCGCGCACGTCGGCGTCGCGGTGGTCGAGCAGGGTCAACAGGCGCTGACAGGCGTAAGGGGCAACGTCTTGGGCGTAGGCACCCCGGGCGTAGCAGCGCAGCGCCGCCACCAGGGCGTCGCCGTCGTAGTCCCGGGCGAGCAGGCGGATCCGCCCGGCCCAGGCGCCGGCGTTGCCGTCGAGGTAGAGCGGCACGTCGGCCGCCGTCGTCGGGGGCAGGATGGGGCAGCTCATCGCCATTGGATGACCCCCTCGGCGACTGCCGTATCGAGGCGCTCGCGGAGCCCGGCGTACTCCTGGTAGGTCCTGAGCTCTGCTCTGTAGGCTTGCGAGTCCCGCTCCCCGTCCTCGTCCAGAATCTCCATCGCGTAGAAGGCGTCCCAGGCGATCGTATCGATGAGCCCGTACGCCTCGGCGCCATTGGTGGCCGTGTCTCCGACGGCGGCGGCGATGGCCTGCACTTCGACCCACAGACGCTCAGCGCGACAGTGGGCGCAGCCGGACTTGCACAGCAGACAGCTCATCGCGCCGCCCCCAAGAGCGCGAGCTGGGCAGGCTGCTCGGTCGGCGGGGTGTCGTCCTCGAGGATGGCCACCAGACGCTCAGCGTCGCCGGAGCCTACGCCGTCGTCGAACCACTCCACCAGCGGTTGCCCGGTCCTGGTGATCCGCTGGTACTCCGCGAGCAGCGCACGGAAGGCCGCCTTGCCCTCGGCGGTGCGCGTGGACTGGTCGGCCATGGCGGCGTACAGCGCCGCGGCGTCGGCGGGCAGGTCGGCGTCGTCGTGGAAGCCGGCCTCGTCTTCGGCGTCGGCGGGTGTCTCCTCGAGCACGGGCAGCTCGGGCACCAGGTCGACGGTGACCACCACTCGGGGCTCGCCGTCGCGCTCGGCGAAGACGCTGCGCGCGACCAGCTCGACCACCTGAATGTCGTTGGCGATGACCCCGGACTTCTCCAGGGCGTCGCACACTGCCTTGGCGACGTTGTCCGCGTCGGGCTTGTGCGGGCGCCAGATGAGGCCCTCGGGGTCGGCGCGGCGCTGCAGCCGCTTCGGCCGGGCCTTGACGGCGAGGACTTCGACGCGGACGGGGCCGGTGATCGTCTCGCCGTCGTAGACGTCCGCGAGCTCGCCGGCGGCGCGGGCCTCCCAGGCGCGGGTCGTCTTCGGGGTGACGATGCGGACGCCGGGGCCCTGACGCACGGCACGGCCGCGGCCCTTGCCGACGGGGGCGCCCTCGATGACGCACCGGAGGATCACAGCAGCACCAACGGGGCGGGGGCACCGCTGGCCCGGATGGTGGTGATCAGGCCCAGGGTGCGGAGTCGAGCGGCAAGGGTCGCCGCTTCGTCCGGGGGCAGGTGGATCGGTCCGGCCCGGCAGCCGGCGGCGCTCCAGATCGGCGAGGTGGGGCGACGGGCCCAGACGGTGACGAGCAGGGTCACGCCTGCCCCCAGGTCGGCAGCCAGAACAGCCAGAAGACGGGGACCTCCAGGAGCAGCGCGGACCACACCGGCGCAGGCAGGTGGACGGGGAGCGTGAGCGGGCGCAGGAAGCGCGGCGCCCAGGGCGGAGGGACGGCGATCATGCCGCCCCTCGGGCCGCGGCGCGCTCGGCGTCCACCGCCCGTACCAGCCGGCCCAGCTCCAGCTCGGCAGCGTCGCCCAGCTCCAGCGCCCGAACGAGCGTGCTCACCTTGCTGTGCGGCAGGGGCACCTGTCCGCTTACGTAGGCGGTGACCGTCGGTTGTGTCACGCCCAGCAGCTCAGCCAGATCACGTTGCCGGGTGACCTTCTTTTCGGACAGCAGCGGCCACAGGAACTCAAAGAGGTGGTCAACGGCGCGCACGGCAGACTCCAAATTAGATGGAATCTATATATACGCTGCGCCGTAGGTCTTCAACCACATCTATTCGACAGCCCGCCCGGGCGTGGCAGGATCAGACCATGGCTAACACTGACTTCGCGCCCTACCTCGGCCCCAAGATCAAGCGCATTCGGCAGAAGGTGAGGAAGCGTCAACAGAAGGACGTAGCCGCCGAGGTGGGCTGCTCACAACCCACTCTGAGCGTCTTCGAGTCGGGCAAGGCCGACCCCTCCTTAGACCTCCTGCGCCGGATCTGTGAGGCACTGGACCTGCGCCTGCTGGTCGACGTGGTGGACTTCGCCAGCGCAGAGCGCACCTATACGGGCCCGCTACCGGTAGTGGAGATCGCCCGAGGCGTCGAAGTCCTCCCGGCCGAGCTGCGCCACATCACAGCCCGACTCGTTGCCCTCCTGCCGCATCTGCCCGAGGGGCACCGCCAGGTCATCGCCGAGATGATCGGCGGCTGGGAGCGGTCGCACATGCCGAGACCGGCCCGCCCAGGCGATCAGCCGTAACAGCGGCCAAAGCAGCCGTATACGCGTCTCGCTCATCCCGATTACGGCTTGGGCTGCTCGTGCTCTGAGCGCCACGGATGTCCGGCTGTCTGCTGGCTGCCCCATACCCACCTCAAATCCTGTTCAGGTAGTACCTGAACAAACTGCTGCCGTCGAGGCCTGTGTCTGACCGATTTCGAGAATCTTTATAGATATTGTTGAAGTGTTCCGATAGGTGCTGTATATAGATAGCATCTAAGGAGCACACGATGACCGCCAACATCTTCGACGCCTGCCGCTTCGCTCCCGCTCCCGAGCCCGACACCACCCCCGAGCCTCCCTGCGGCGGCTGTGGCCGGGCTGCCTGGAACCACCCGGACGGCCACTGTCACGGCTCGGACGCCTCCTACACCCCCGAGCCCGGCGCCCGCCCCACCGAGGACGAGGACCGCGAGGGCAGCAGCCCTGCCGAACTCGACGCCGAGCTGGCCGCGATCGTCGCCGCCAACGACGCCCGCATCGCCGCGCTGCCCTTCGACCTGCGCCTCCACGCCGAGCGCCTCGCCGGCGCCATGCGCGCCTACCCCTCGCTCGCCGACGGCTTCAAGGACGCCCTCACGCTGGTCTTCCTGGCTGCACAGTGGCGCGACCGGGTCACCGCCCTGTGGGTCGAACTGAACCCCGCCGGGGCCGCCAACCACACCACGGGCCTCGCCCGTCGCCGCACCTGGGCCAGGACCGATGCCAGCCGCATCGAGATCGAGCAGCGGTACAGCCGCTACCTCTGGCGCTGGGCCCAGCGCAACGCCCGCTTCTTGCTCGTGGACCACGTCGGCCAGCCCCTCCACCCGACGCTCGTGGCGCTCATCCGACCCACCACCCCCGGCAACTACAGCCGCTCGCAGGGCGCCTGTGACGCACGCCGCACCTCCACGGCCGCCCGCCGGATGGCATCGTGAGGGGGCTCCGGTGGGTCACCGACGGCCCCGCGTGGCTGCTCTACGTGCACGCACAGTGGACGGCTATCGCCCGCATCGAGGTGCGCGGCGGCCGCTACCACTGGTACCTGACCGACGGCCCCACTCGGGGTGTCGCCGCTGACCTGGACACCGCCCAGGCGGCCGCCCAGGACGCAGCGCTGGAGGTGTGGGGATGACCGCGCCCTCCCTCGGCCGTCTCGCCGGCCCCGTGTCGCTGCTGCTCAGCGTCGGCCCCTACCTCGTCGTCGCCTTGGGCTTCGGCGGCCTCGGCCTGGTGCTGGGGCTGGCCGCTGCCGAGGCGGCGACCTGGGGGCCGCTGTGAGCCGCCGCCCTGACGAGCCGTCGTTCTGGCTGGCGCTGTTCGTGAGCGTCGCCCTGGTGCTGGCCTGTGCCGGGCTGGCTGGCTGCGGTGAGCGCGAGCTGCGCGGTGACCCCTGGGACCCGCTGGGCCTTCACCTCCGCTGATTCTTTTCATCCACAACCACAACGCCGCGACTGTGCGGCACGGAGCAAACATGCGACTCGTCATGATCACTACCAGCTACAAGGGCATCTTCGTCGGTCACATCACCGAGGACGCTGGGCAGGAGCCCACCGATAAGATCGTCATCACCGACGTGCGCAACGTCATCAATTTCAGGAGCGGCCAGGGCTTTCTCGGCATCGCCGCCAACGGCCCCGAGGGCTGCAAGGTGGGCCCTGCCTGTGGGCGGGCCACGGTGATGGGCCCCATCACCGGGGTGTGGGATCTGAGCGAGACCGCAGCCGCCGAGTGGGCGCAGCTGTGATGCTCCCGCTGACGGCTATCACTGTGGGCGATCTGGTCGCCGCAGGGGCATGTCACGACGGGGCCTGGGGCGCATGGGCGCGCTGGGCGGACGGCCGGGTCGCCGTGCCGGTGTCTGAGGCGCTGGCGATGGACCTTGGCGGCGACGAGATGGCGTGGCTGCGCGCTACTGTCAGGCTCGACGGCGACGGCTACGGCTACGGCTACGGCGACGGCGACGGCGACGGCTACGGCATCAGCATCGGCTACGGCATCAGCATCGGCTACGGCTACGGCATCGGCAACGGCTACGGCTACGGCTACGGCTACGGCGACGGCACCGGCGACGGCACCGGCGACGGCTACGGCGACGGCGACGGCTACGGCGACGGCGACGGCACCGGCGACGGCTACGGCATCAGCATCGGCTACGGCATCAGCATCGGCAACGGCTACGGCTACGGCTACGGCTACGGCTACGGCGACTACGGCGACTACGGCGACGGCGACGGCACCGGCGACGGCGACGGCACCGGCGACGGCAACGGCTTCTAACCTCCGCCGGCCCTGGCGTGGATGTTCGCACTCCTCACGCTCTTAGAGGCTCCCACCAGGGCCGGCACCCTTTCACTACACACAGACGAGAGAGAGAGTCATGGCCGTCACACAGACCGACACCGCTGGCGTGCTCAACATGCACGGCAAAGAGTACATGACCGTGCCGCTGCGGATCACCCTGTTCCGCCAGCAGCACCCCACGAAGGATGGCTGGGGCATCTCCCACGAACTGCTCGCCGTCGAGCCGGGGCTGATTCGCATGCGGGCCACCATCACCGACCCCCAGGGGCGCGTGGTCGCTACCGGCCACGCCCAGCTCGCCGGCGGCAAGGCCAACCAGGACAAGGCGCTGGAGAAGGTCGAGACGACCGCCACCGGGCGTGCCCTGGCCGCCGCAGGCTTCATCGGTGACAGCTACGCCAGCGCCGAGGAGCTGGCCGACTGGCTCTCCGGGCGGGAGACGGACCACCGCGTCGCCGCGAAGAAGCGGGAGCCCGGCCTCACCGCCGAAGCCGCCTACGAGGCGCTGTTCGAGTCGAGCAGCCTCACGATGGATGAGCTGGACCAGTTCGCCGAGGACGCCAAGGAGCAGCCCCTGAGCGCGCTCACGGACCAGGGGCGCCACCGGGCGGTCGAGTACCTGAGCAGCAGCGCCGGCCGCGAGCGGCTCCTGCGCTGGCGCACCTGGCGCACGGAACAGAACCGCGCCGCCGACGAGGCCGGGCAGGAGGACGCCCCCACGCCCGACGGGGACTACGGCCCCGATGCCTTCTACGAGGAGATCGCCGAGGCGCTCCAGCTGGAGAGCGCGACGCCGCTCAAGGCGTGGCTGGTCACGCTGGGGCGCAATCTCGACGCCAGCGACAGCGACGACGCCCGGCGCAAGGCTCGGGCGTGGATCCTCGATGGCGACGCGGTGGGCCGCGAGCGGTTCACGGTCTGGTACGACGCCCAGCGCGCCGAGACGGAAGAGGCGCTGTTCTGATGCGCGCTCGTATCCCCCGCGCCTTCCTCGAGGACGAGGCCGCCGCGTACCAGCGCCGCCGCAAGGCCGAGACGCCCGCACAGAAGGCCACCCGCCACCGCGCCCAGGACCCCGTCTGGAGCGTCCGCAGCGCCAAGGCCGACGAGCACTACGCCGCGACCCGTCGGGGCTTCATGAGCCACCTCGGGCAGCTGGTACCGGACTACAGCATCGTCTGTGCGTGGTGCCTGTGCCGCGGGCTGCCGTCGCCGTCGGCTTGGAGCTGGGAGAAGCGCCTCGTCTTCCTGGAGCGTCTCGCCGAGGGCGCCGTCCCCGAGATCCACGACCCCACCACCGACACCCGCCGGGGCGATCGCAGCCCCGCGCAGTTCCGCGCCGACTGGCTGGCGGCCTGTCCGTCCTCGAGGAGAAGCGCAGCGTGACCACCTACGACCACGCCCTGAGCCCTGCCGAGCGCGCCCGGCGCAGCCTGCGCCTCAAGGTCCAGCAGCGCCTTGCCGGGCTGCGATGGAACCGCGACGTCGACGCCGGCCGCTGTCACCTCTACGACCCGAACGCCCGCGCGTACCGGGGCCAGTGTCCGCGCAAGGCGTCGAAGACCGGCAAGAACGCAGGCGTCTGCCGCAGCCACCAGTCCCTCCTCGCCCGGGAGGGCGTCGACATCCTGGACCTGCGCGTGCTGCCGAGGGCGCCCCGATGAAGGCGCACCGCCTGACCTCCGACGCCGCCGTAGCCGTCGCCGGCGAGCTCGCCGCCGCCGTGGCCCGAGGCGACACCGACGCCGCGCTGGCTGCTCGCTGGCGGCTGGCGCTGGCGGTGGCCGACTACGCCCGGAAGAGGGCGTGGCGGGTTTCCCGTGGTGACAACGACCAGGCCGACGATCTGACCCAGCACGCGCTCGCCCACCTGGCGGAGCGGGCCCACACCTGGGACCCCGAACGCGCAGGGCTGACGACCTGGGCAAACTGGCACCTGAAGGGCGCGATCGTTCGGGCCCCTGAGAACCGGGGGGACGCGCTGACCACCGCGATGGGTCACGCCCACCTCCACCACGTCGCCCGCCGCGTGCTCGCCGAGGGCGGCACCATAGGCGACGCCGCCGAGGCCACCGGTCACAGCGCCGAGGGGCTTCAGGCCATCCTGAACGCCCGCGGCACTGCCGTCCGCCTGGACAAGCCGCTCTACGACGGCACCGACACCACCGGCCGCGACCTGCTGCCCGCCGACGCCCGGCCGCTCGACGAGCTGCTGGACGACACCCGTCAGCGCGCCCGGGTCCGCGCCTTGATCGAACGCCTGCCTGAGAGAGAGCGTGCCGTGCTCGAGGGCCGCCTCCAAGGGCTCTCGCTCGCCGCGATCGCCGCGCCGCTGTCGCTGTCCCGTGAGCGGATCCGCCAGCTGGAGCAGCAGGCCGTCCAGCGGATCACCGGGTGGCTGACAGACGCACCCCCGCCGGCGCCGGTCTCCTGGAACGGTCGCGCACTCACGAAGACCCGGCAGCGTTGGGACGCCCCCGCCGGCCGCTGTCCTGTCCTCTACGGCGACGGCACCGCCTGTCATCGCCCTGCCGCTGATCGCGGTGCCTGCGAGGGCCACGCCCGGACCCTGCGCCGCCTGCGCCTCACCGTCACCGACCTCCCCCTCATCGCCCTGGAGCCCGACATGGACAACCGCACCCCCGCCGAGCAGGCCGTCGACGCCAGCGCCGCCGACTACCACGTTGACGGCGACCCCGCCGACCACGACGGACGCCTGGTGATCACCTTCGCCGCCAGCGCGCACCAGAACCGCCGGCGCGGGGCGCTCATCCGGCCGCCGCGGAGCGCCTGGCGAGAGGACCAGTGCATCCTGAAGGACTGCCCTCGGGAGCGTCGAGGGACCGGGCTCTGCAAGGCTCACGAGAACAGCGCCCGGAAGTACGAGGTGATCGATCTGGTGGGCATCGGCAAGCGTCGGAAGCGTCGCGCCAAGACGAAGTTGGCGAAAACGCCAACCCCCGACACTGCCGTGCTCAAGGCCCGCATCGCCGAGTTGGAGGCCGTCCTGGAGGAGCGGCACCACGCGAACGACCGGCTGAAGGCGGAGCAACGCGCCGTCCGCATCGCCTACGGCAACCTCCGCGCGCCGCTGTGCTCCGCCCTGGATCTTCCGCAGGACGCCCAGGACGATGAGATCCTGACGCTGACGCTGCACCACCGCCGTGCCGTGGACAGCCAGCACCGACAGCTCAAGGACGCCCTCGGCATCGCGGGCGAGGAGACCTGGGGCGGACTGATCCGCGAGGTGCGCGACCTCCTGGCCCTGCGCGACGCGGGCGATCCCGTGACCGCCTGCGCCCCCGACGACCGGCGCGACCTCCTGCTGGCCGTCGTCGCCGGGATCGGCTGGCCGGATGCCCGGGAGCGCGCGCGGCGGCTGCTCGGTGATCGGCTGGAGGCAGTGCAGGCGGCTGCGGCCGCCGAGCTGGGCGCGGAGCTGTGGACCTCCGGGCTGCGGGCGGCGAAGTGACCGCCAACGACAACGACACCGGCTCCCGAGGGCTTTGGGCCAGGTGGCAGGCCGGCGAGAACTGCGACGACAGCCCGGCGGATACCGACACCAATACCGACACCGACACCGACACCGACCGCGACGACAGCAGCGAGGGCGCTCTGGACTGCGACGACGACTGCAACGCCGAGGAGGACTGAGACGATGACTCTCCGCTCCACGAAGGCCGCCGCCGCCGAGCTGGGCGTGAGCCCTGCGACCCTGCGGCGGTGGGCCGCTGACGCTGACGGCTACCCCGGATCGCCGCCGTGGGTGACGGTGGGCCGCTACCGCCGCTGCCAGGTTCCGGGAGGATGCCGCTCTCGTGGCCGAGTAGCCGCCACCGCAGCCCGGCGAGAGGAGCGCCGTAGGGCATCACCGCCACCCTGCGCCCTGAGTGGGCCGTTGGGGGAGTGGTGAGCGTAGCCATGCCATGCAAGGGCGCGCTGGAGAACGGCGAGGAGTAATGCTATGATGGGGGAGTCAGTTGACGCTGACTCCCCCATCACATCCAAGCCTTAGCGGAGGCCCGAATGTCTGAAGCCAGTATAACCGAACCCGTCGATCAGCTCGCCTTGTTCGGTGTCGATGTCGAGCGATGGGTGCCCTGCGTGCGGAGCTCGCGGTACGCGATCAGTTCCCATGGTCGAGTTCGGACGGTGCGCGGGAACCGCTGGAAGCCGGCGGGGCTGTGCCGGCTGTCCAACATGGGTGGGTACCCCTGTGTCGGCATCAACCGGCAGGTCACACGGGTCCATATCCTGATGCTGGAGGCGTTCGTGGGGCCTCGCCCGGAGGGGATGGTGATCCGCCACCTCGACGGCAACCCGGAGAACAACCACCTGAGCAACATCGTCTATGGAACTCACGCCGAGAACAGCCTGGACGCTTGCCGTCATGGCTCGATGTCGCGCGGGCTCAAGCCGGCCGACGTTAGAAAGATTCGGGATCTGGTGTCGGCCGGCGGACTCTCCCTGACTCAGATTGGGGCGCGGTACGGGGTGGGGAAGTCCTGCATTTCGAATATCGCCAGCGGTCGCCGATGGGGGTGGCTCCCACAAGAAGTCGCCGCTGTCAACCCCTAATGCGTAGTTGATAATGATTATCGTTACAAAAAACGTGAACGGGAATATGCGCCACCAGCACCTTTCCGCCATACCCGGCGATACGCTGGACGCATGGGGAACGGAGCATCCGAAGCCGAACTACTACACGCCCTCGGCGCCCTCGCGCTGGAGGGCGCCAGGATGGAGCGCGACCGGGAGCGCCTGTACGAATGCCTCCGCGCGGGCACCGTGAGCCCGGAGGAGGCGATACGGCAGCACCGCCTGCTTGATGAGTGGGTGGCGCTGATTGCGGGCGATGTCGCCTACCTGAGCGCGCTGCTGAGGGAGGCGAGGTCTACGGCAATCCAGCGTCAATGATCGCCCGCATCCCACTCCGGGCGTCCGCGTCGAGGCCGCTGTAGTTGGTGCCCCACACCGCAGTCGCAGCCGTATCAAACGCGAGCTGTGACGCGGTGCCCTCCAGCGAACTCCACTCGGTAGGGGTCGCCTCTCCGAGCGTCACGTCGAGAATCACGGCGTCGTTGTCGTCCGTCTCATGGAGGTGCCAGGCGAGGCCGATACGGGTGATGGTGCCGCTGACGAGGTTGTAGTGGGGTCGAGGATATTGGTTCTTCACGCGCTTGCCCATGGGCCTCTCAGTGCTTCTGTGGTGGCTTGACGTCAGGCGGTGGTGGGATGATATCCGCCTCGGTCTGTCGGTTCGGACAGGTCTTGCAGGGCAGCGGCAGCGACAGCATCGCCACGCTGCGCCCGTCTCGCTGGACGATGACGGCCCGCGCCCGCTCACGAAAGGGGCGGTTGAACGCCTCCCGCTCCTCGGTGTCGTCGCGCTCGATCAACTCGGCGAGCTGGGAGGCCATAGAGGCGAGGGCTTGACTCATGGGGTCGCTCCTAATGTGGATAGGTACCATGTCACCAGCCCCGTTAGCAGGGCGATCAGCACGCTACCCAGCCTATTACCCCCGGTGATAGTCTCCGTTACCGCGCCGACCGTCAGCCCCCGGCGCTCAGCAGCAGCCGCCTGCTGCACCAGGGCGGCCTCGGCGGCCGCGATCATGGGCGCGATGCGCTCCGACTCGGCGTTGTGGTCGACCCGTATCTGAGCAAGCTCATTTTGGATGGTGACCTGTGGCGCGATGGCAGACGCCACAGTCTCCTCGATACGCCCGAGGCGCTCACTCATGGCTGTTTGCCGGGCGTCGACACGCGACAGCACTCCGAGCACCTCAAGCAACACCTGATCGGGCTGGAGGCCGCTCATGGCCCCCCCAGGCGCCAGCCGGCGCAGATCGCCAGCGCCACCAGCCCGGCGAGCGCCAGCAGCACGTCGTGGGTGTAGAAGCCCGCCATCGTGGCCAGCACACCGCCGAGGGAGGTCAGAGCGACTGCGGCGCGGATCGTCGGGGCGCTCATCGTAGCTCCTCGGCGACGCTGGCGAGGGTGAGCCACGTCAGCGCCGAGGCGACGACCAGGCCGGCGCCGACGGCGGCGCAGGTGTAGAGGCCCGCCTCGGCGACGCGGGCGAGCTGGCGACGAACGCTCACTGTCGGCCCTTCACGGCGTGCTCGGCGGCGTTGCCGGCGGCGAAGATGGCGAGCGCCGCGGAGACGATGGCGCCGTAGCTCGTCATCACCGCGCCGGCGTCGGCGTCGCCGAGGGTCACCAGCACGATCGAGACGACCGCAGCGGACACCAGCGCCACACAGGCCACGACGACCTTGCGCTGACTGGCCTTGGCGGGGGCGGCCTTGATCCCGCCGACCTCGTCGCGCAGATCGGTGACGACACCCCGCAGCGCCTCCCACTCCAGCGTGTCCACGAGGACCTGCTCCTCAGTCACGCCGTCGGGGCCGAAGCGGTCACCGGCAGAGGGGCCGCTCACGCCGCGACCTCTTGCCCATGGAGGAGGTCCTCAACGCGTAGCACGCTCTCCGGGTTGAAGGCGACACCATTACGCCGGGTCTCCGCATGGAGGTGCACGCCGTAGCTGTGACCGGTGTTGCCGAAGCGCCCCAGCGGTTGACCCTCCTGGATCCGCCCGTCGCCGACGTGGACCTCCGAGAGATGCCCGGCGAAGAACTCCAGCCCCCCGGGCTCGCGCAGGAGCATCCAGAAGCCGTAGCCCCCGCCCCAGGGGTCTGCGGCGTTGCTGGCGATCACCTCGCCGGCACAGGGCGCCAGGAACAGCGGGGGGACCTCCTCCCAGCCCGCGCCGGCCAGGTCGATCCCGTCGTGGTCCTGCGGCGGGTTGCCGCGAGGGCCCCAGCCGCTGGTCACCTGCCAGCCCGGGGGGAGCCGCAGGACGAAGGGCGCACGGTCCGCGCCCCAGCTCGTCGCGGCCCAGGTCTCGGGGAGCCCGCCTTCGAGCACGGCCCAGGTGTCCGGGCCGACGATGCCGTCTGGGGTGACGCCGAGGCGGCGCTGGTAGGCCTGGACGGCGGTGCGGGTGCCGGGGCCGAAGAGGCCGTCGGGCTTCAGGCCGAGGAGGCGCTGGAGCTGCTGGACGGCGGGGCCTCGAGCGCCGTAGGCGAGCTGGGGGCGGCTCACGGGGCATCCTCCAGGAGCACGGCCTCACCGACTGTGGGCCCGGGGTCGGACTCGTAGGCGCCGGTCCCAGCGTGGAGAGTGATGATGCCGTCCTCGACGCAGATCAGCGCGCCCTCGGGGATGGTGACGCCGAGCTCGGCCAGGCGGGCGACGGCATCAGCGACCAGCGGCGAATCGGGAGGGGCGAATCTCATGCGGCCTCCAGCACGTAGAAGTCGGTGATGGTGATGTTGAGGGCGGTGTTCCCAGCGGGTACGATGTCCATGCGGGCCATGCGCGCGCTACTCCAGGGGTCGACCTCCGCGTCCGACTGCTGAGACTCGGCGGTGTTCAAGAAGCGGCGGAACGTGCCGTCCTCGGGGTTGTCCGCGGGGGCGCTGGCGAGGTCGACGTAGCCCCGGGCGTGGTGGCCCATCACGTTGAGCTCGACGCGATAGGTCTGCCCGTCGCTGGAGGTGATCACATCGTCGTCACCCTGTGTCCAGCCGCCGTCGTAGACCTGATACCGCGCCTTGCGGTCGGTGCCCCCGGTCCACTTGTAGCCGAGCTGGAGCGAGCGTGTGTAGGTCCCGGTGGTCGAGTCGGTGAGGGTGCAGAGCACACGGTCGCCTGCTTGGCCGCCGGTGACGCTGAAGACCCACACCAGCCGCAGCTCGCGCCGGGTGTTGAGTGCTGTGATCGCATCGAGGTCAAACGACAGGCGAACCACGCCCGCTGCTGTCGAGGTGATCACCAACCCCGTGCCGTTGACGATATCGGCCGTGGCAATCGAGGCTGAATCGTTGACGGTCAAGTCAACGTCTGCGCCGATGTCATGGGTAGCGTCGGAGGCTACGTCCTTGTTGGCGAGCGTGCTGAGGGGGACGTGCAGGCGGGTGCGCCAGATCGGGTCCTCGCTGAGGGCGGCGCCGCCGGCCGGTGGTGTTGCCAGCCCGTCGCCGGCCATCGTAGAGGGAGGACGCAGCATCATATCAGTCCCGGTAGAGTGTGATATCGAAAGACAGGTTCATCAACGAGTCGGACCCGCCCGCCGCCTTAGCGCCGGTGAACCATAGATCGGTCCACTCCGGGAGGACGACCGGGGACCGCCACGTCACCGATGTAAGGTTGTTCAGCTCGTACCTCTGGAGCCGCCGTATCAGCGGCCCGAACGGTGCGCTGACGACGTTGACGCCAGCGCGGGAATAGGCGCGCAGCGTGGCGGGCTTGCTGCCGGCTACGTTGCACTCGTAGCCCCTCCACAGTCCAGTGTACCCCGCAGGGATCGTGTAGTTGCACTGCTCGGAGGTGCCTGCACCGGCCGCGATGATCGATACGTCCGCGCTGCCGTCGCTGGCCTCGATCGTGATGGCTGACGGGTTGTTGCCGCCGTAGGTGCCGGCGGCGGTGACGCGGGCGCGATGCACTCGAAAGAATGTGGTGGTGGTCGCGCTGCTGGCGCTGGCGCCTGCGGTCGCGACGGCCTCTTCTGCGGGGTTGCCGTTCTCGTCGATTCCGTAGATCGTGACTTCTCGGGCGCCGCTCCCGGCTGCGGTGTCGTTGACGTTGCCGCCTGCCTTGACCCGCATCGCCTTGGCGGCCTGGAGGAACCCCGGGTAGCTGGTCGCGGCGCCGGGCCACAGGAACCGCTCCGTCGTGCTCACCGCCGCCGAACCGCCGAACTTGTGCACCGACATGGCATCATAGTGGAGGCCCCTGGATACGTCGGAGTCGATGTCGTTACCGAGGCGCACTGTGCCCGCGGGGTTCTCGCGGTACAGCGTCCCGTTGAGCGGGCCCTGGAACTCGCCGCCGTTGTTGTAGGATGTCCGGATCTTGAGCGTCGTTGTGTCAACGCCGCCGTCGTTGACGACTCGGAGGCGCGCATACGGCTGGGCAACGCCGAGGCGGATCGGGAGGGCGCCC